TGAACGTGACGGCTACTCGAAAATCGTTACCAGAGAAGTCTACCAGACTGTTGAGAATATCAAAGCCGATGTTGCCGAGCTTTTCATTGCAGACGATGAAACTGTTAGATTCGAGCCAGAAGGCCCAGAAGACGTAGAAGGCGCACAACAAGCAACTGACTATGTTAGATATGTATTCTATCGTCAGAACGATGGCTTTGGAGTAATTTTAGATTCGTTAATGGACGGCCTTCTTCAGCGTCAAGGAGTTATTAAGCGATGGCGCTCAATGGAAGATGTCGTAACTAGCCATACGTTTGAAGAAATTTCAGAGACTGCCTTTGCTATATTAATGGCTGATCCTGAAGTAGAAATTACCGAATACGAAGAGTCGTTTGATGAATTGACTCAAATGAACGTGTACGCAGGTAAAATGCTACGCACTAAGGTAGACAGCGAAACAAAAGTTGAAGTTATCCCGCCAGAAGAGTTTGCTATTGATAGTGACGCAGTAACTGTAGAAGAAGCCAAGTACGTTCGCCAGCGGAGCATGAAGTCAAAAAGCGACTTAATATCTATGGGTTTTGATACTAAAAAGATCGAAAAAGCATCACCTTCTTCTGGTTATAACGAATACGACTCACCAGAAAAGATTGCAAGAAACTTTGACGGTGATAACTACGATGATGAGAACGAAAACATCACTAAGATGTATGATCTTCACGAAGTTTATATGCGCTATGATCGTGACGAAGACGATTACGATGAGCTGATTAAGGTATGCAAAATAGGCAATGTAATCTTAAATATAGAGGAAGTTGATGAGATTCCTTTCGTTGTATGGACTCCTATTCGTATTCCTCACAGATTAACAGGTCTTTGTCCTGCTGATGCAGCAGCTCCACTTCAAAAAGTTAAGAGTACACTTTGGCGTAACCAGCTAGATAATCAATACAACCTTAACAATGGTCGCCCTGTTATCGTAGAGGGTCAGGTAGACCTAGACTCAGTAATGAGCAGCAAGCCCGGTGCGCCTTACATCGTTAAGCATCCTAATGCTATCTCATTCCCACAACAACCATCATTTGGCCAGCATACTTACAATATGATGGGTATTGCAGACCAGATGTTAGAACAAAACGTAGGCTCTACTGATAACTCTATTAGCCCTGACATCTTGCATGGCAACACAGCGGCCGGTGCAGTTAGCCAGGTTCTGTCTAAACGCCAAGCTAGAGTTCGCTTGATAGCGAGAGAGTTTGGTGAATTTTTACGCAAAGTCTTTATGGGTATCTATGAGCTAGAGATTGCTCATGCACAGGATGCTTCTATATTTCGTTTAGATAACAAGTTTGTAGAAGTAGATCCAAGAAACTGGCACGCAAGAAAAGACGTTACAGTTCTTGTTGGTTTAGGTAATGGATCTAAGACTGAGCAGTTATTCCATATGCAGCAAACTATGGCCGCACAACAAGCTATGCTTGGCGCTGGCGGTATGGGAATTACTGTTACACCACAGCAGATTGTACAGTTGCAAGAAGATATGGTAAGACTGTATGATAAGAGCGCACACGGTAGGTACTTCACAGAGCCACCTGCTGAGTTTACAGGGCAACCTGAACCACAGCCACCATCAGCGCAAGAACAGGCGTTAATGGCGCAGGTAGAGATAGAGAGAGCCAAGCTTGAGCTAGATAGGCAAGAACTGGCCCTTAAAGAGCAACAATTTATGCTTAAAGTACGAGAGCATGAAGATGAGAATGAATTTAAGTTAGCGGAACTTAACTTGGAGGCACGCAGTGAGAGAGCAGTCAAGATTGGTAACTAGTCTTGTTAGTGAGAGCGCAAATAACGACACTAAGTTAAAAGTAGCAAACGGAGCCGCAAGGCTTATTGAGGATGGCGCAGTACAGTTTATCTTTCAGGAAATGGAAGATAATCTATACAGGGCTTTTTCTGGAGTGCAGACACCCGAATTAGGTGAAGCTCTTTGGAGAGAGGTTAAGGTAGTTAAGGCTTTAAAAGAGAACTTGGAGTGGTATGCAAACCAACGAGAAACACTCGGAAAACAAATCCGAGGAAGATAAAGAATATTACATCGTATCTGGTGATTTGGTTAACTGGATGCGAGGAGTAGCGTTTACTAAGTTGACGTTACAAGAGGTAGATGGGTTTACTGACGAGTTGTTTAATTCACCAACTCTTCAGCAATACCTAGAACTGCAAAAAAACAAACCAAAAATTATCACTTAACAAAGGATAACGGCAAAGCCGACCCTTAAAGGATATTAAAATGAGCGAACAAACTGAGAACAACCCTGCGGAATTCTCTAGTAACGAACCCATTACACAGGATGCTGGATTAGAAGCAATAATGGGCATGATCAATCCTAAGGAATTAGGGCAAGTTGAGAATGAATCTGTGGCTGAAGCTGAGTTAGAAGAGGAATTTGAAGAAGAATACCTCGAAGACGAAGTGGAAGAAACACTCGATCAAACTGAAGACGATGAGTTGGAAGAGAGTGATGAGCCAGAAATACCTGGTGACATCGAGCTTGACGACAGCGAATACGATTATTTAGTTTCTGCCAAAGAGTTCTTGAATGAGAACGGTCTTGATGATATTGAAAAAATCAAGAGTGGCATATTGATGCAGGGTGATTACACGCGCAAAACTCAGGCGTTATCTGACGAGCGTAAATCTTTTGAGGCAGAGCGAAACACATCTCTCGAAGAAACAGCAAGGCTGTTAGAGGTGGCTCAAGCAATGGTATACGGTCAGCGACCAACCCATACAACTCAAGAGCTTATGGCGTTAAAAGAGTCAGATCCCTATGCTTATGAACAAGCTTTAGAAGCAAGGGTTCTTTACGAACAAAAGGAATCTGAAATAAACGGTGTAGCTAGTAAAGTATCAGAGCAATACCAAGCACAACAAGCAGAGCAGTTACAGGCTCAATCAGCACAACAGGCAGAATTGTTAATTCAATTAGAGCCTAGTTTCGCAGATCAAAATACTGCGACTCAGAAAGTAAATGTGATGACTGAGTATTTCCAGAGCATTGGGGGCAACCCTGAGATGCTTAATACTGTAAATGACGCTATTGTGTTAAAGGTGTTACACGATGCTGCAATGGCTAGTCAATCGCAGAAACAGGTTGCTGAAAGTAAAGCTCCTAAGAAGAAGACTTCTAAAACTGTTATAAGGAAAGGAACGTCAAAAAGTCGAGCGCAAAAACAGGCTGCGGCAAAGCAGGCTAGGGTAAGTAAAGCTATACAAGCTGACGGCTCTATTAGCAAGCAATCTGCCGTAGATTTAATTCTCGATTCTTTTAAATAGGTAAATTATCATGGCTACAATCACTAACGCAGTAACTGCTGCAACATTAGGCACAGCTAGCAACATCCGAGAAGACTTAGGAAATGTCATTTATAACGTCAGTCCTTTTCTTACTCCTTTTACGTCTAACATTGCAGTAACTGCTGCAACTAACGACAATCACGAATGGTTAACTGACACTTATTCTGCGGCAGAGACTACCAACGCTAATGTTGAAGCTCCAGCAACGGTAACAGGAAGTGTTGATTCACGAGTTCGTAAAGGCAACAATCTACAGATTGCACAAAAATCTGTTGTTGTTACTCAGAAAGCTGAAATCCTTGACCGAGCCGGTGTACCTGGCAAAGAAATGGCTTATCAGTTAATGAAGTTAGGTAAAGAGCTTCAAATGGACATCGAAGCGCAACTTCTTTGTATCTTTACAACTGGTACTACTAAAAACGTAAAAGCAGCAGGAACAAGCTCTGCAAACGGCAAGGCTGCCGGCGTTCCATCTTGGATCAACACTAACGAACAGTTAAGTGCTGGTACTGCAAACACTGCATCAGACGGAACAACTGGTCCAGCTCCAGGTACTTCTGCGGCTATGACTACTGCTCGAATGAACGCTTTGATTGATGGCGTATGGTCTAACTCTGGCGACTTCTCTTCAGCGAAGTTAATGGGTTCTGCTGGCGTTATTTCTGCAATGCGTGACAATGCTGCTGTTGGTCAAGGTATGTCTACTAGCGTTGATACTGACGCAAGTAACGGCGAGATCATCAACCGAGTAGCTGTTTACGTTTCTCAGTTTGGTCCTATTGCTGTTGTTCCTAACAAGCATATGCCTGCTGACACTTTGTACTTGCTTGACTATAGCACTTGGGGCTTAGCAGTTGCTGGTGGTAAGAAAATCCACAGCACTGAGGTTTCCACTGGAACTTCTGCAAAACAGACCTTGTTACAAAGTTACTACACTTTGGAAGCTCGATCTGAAGAAGCAAACGGTGCTTACTACGCTATTAACGCTTAATAGCAATTTAAAGGGCGGGGAGCTTCGGCTCCCTTTTCCTGTAACTAGGAGATTATTATGCCAAGCGGTATGGGTACATACGGAAATAAACGAGGTCGTCCAGCGGCGGCTAAGCCTAAAAAGAAAAAAGTTAAGAAAGGTAAGAAGTAATGCCTGATCTAACTAAAAGGCAAAAAGATACGCTAGCTAGACATAAAAAGCATCATACATCTAAGCATATGGCTTTTATGAGAAAAGAGATGAAAAAAGGCAGCACATTTACTGATTCTCATAAAAAAGCAATGAAGAAAGTAGGGAGATAAAAATGCCAGCTAAAAAAGGTCTATACGCAAACATTAATGCTAAACGCAAAAGAATTAAAGCAGGTAGCGGTGAGAAGATGAGAAAGCCTGGTACTAAAGGCGCACCGACTGCAAAAGCATTTAAGCAATCAAAGAAAACAGCTAAGAAAAAGTAATGGCTAAAGTTAGGATAAAACGTAAGACAGACCCTAGACTTGCAAGAGCCGGTGTGTCTGGTTACAACAAGCCTAAAAGAACACCTAATCATCCTACTAAGTCACACATTGTAGTAGCAAAGTCAGGTGATCAGATCAAGACAATACGTTTTGGTCAGCAAGGAGCAAAGACTGCTGGTAAGCCTAAGAAGGGTGAGTCAGAAGCAATGAGAAAGAAGCGAGCGTCATTTAAAGCTCGTCACCGTAAGAATATAGCCAGAGGCCCTATGTCAGCGGCTTACTGGGCTAACAAAGTTAAGTGGTAGGAGAGAGATGAGTAAAGTAGGGACAGACCTTAATCAGGGCATCTTAGAAGATACTTACATTGATGAAGCTGGAGGCATTAAACAGCATTTTCGTCAAGATATAACTAAATTATTAGAAGATAACAAAAGAAAGCGTAACGCAACAAATGACTGGATCAAATATGATCCTAAAAAAGATTATCATCAAGTCTTAGACTTGTCTATGACTGACATTATGAGAATAAAACAAGAGCATGGGGTTGATATAATGGGATCTCATGTAGACTGGAAGTATGTGTTTAAGCTAATAGAAACACATTACCCGTATATGAAAACCACAACAGCGAGACTGTAATGGCATTAGCAACAGACAGCGATTTACAAGCAGCTATAGCAGATTGGTTAAACAGATCAGATTTAACCTCTGTTATTCCTGACTTTCAAACATTAGCGCAGTTAAGAATCAACCGTAAGCTATCTATTGTAGAGCAAGAAGTCGTATCTACAATCACACCAACAGCACAAGCTACAGTTCTTCCTACTGGCATTACAGCTATGATTAGCGTAACAGACTCTAAAGGCAATGCACTAGAGCCTGTATCGATGCAGGAGATGTTTAACTACTCTGATGAAGGTGGCAGTGTAGCTCGTTATGCAATCGCAGGAAACGACATCTACCTAGCTCCTACGCCAACAGCGACTAGCACAGAAGTTTATACCCTTGTATTTCGTAAGGATATGAATCTAGGTAATTACGAGTCACTTAACTACGCAATCTTGCAAGATATTTATTTAAACGCATCTTTAATGGAGGCTTACGTCTACCTTAAAGATGACTCAAGAGTTGCTTACTTTAAAAACATGGTTGATGAAAGCGTTATGGATGTACAAGCACAGAGATCAAAGCAAGGTGTAGGTCGTTCAAGAATTAAAGACGAAAGTATAGCTGTTAACGGAGGACCACTAGCGTGACATCAGCAATAGTACCAACTAACCCAGTACAGGGTAATGCAACTACATCAAGTGTAAGAGATAACTTTCTTGCTGCTCACGATGAAATTAACGCGCTTCAAAGAATGTCTACAGAGGTTAAAGAAACTGGTAGCTCTGATGGCATATCATATACAGCAACTTTTACAGATGCTGTAGTTTTAGGTGAGGGTGTAAGGGTTTCTGTTGAAATAAACAGAGTAAACGCAAATACTGCCCCAACTTTAAACGCAAATGGCACTGGCGATAAAACCATCGTTCGTCAAGACGGGTCTGCTCTTGTTGCTGGAGACTTAAAAGCTGGTCAGTATGTAGACTTAATATATGATTCAACAGCTACTAAATGGGTATGGTTAAACAGCCCTTACGCTCAACTAATTACTTCTTTAAAAGAGGAGATAGCAGCTAACGTATACCCTGTTGGCTCTATCTTTACAACTACTACTGATTATAGTGCCGCTAGTAATGGAGCAGCGGTAACAACTGCCCTTGGTATGGCAAGCACAGTACAGTGGTCAAGATATGCACAAGGAAGAACGATTGTTGGTGCTGACTTAGGAACAACAATAGTTTCTGCTATATCTTCTTCTAATGTAGTTACTCTAACAGTTGCTAGTCATGCTTTATCCGCAGGCGACAGCATTACTGTAAGCGGATTTACAAGTGACACAGATGCAAATGGATCTTTTACTGTAGATAGCACCACATCGACAAATATTGTTTATACAGCTATTGCTACCGTAAGCGATGGCAGTTTAACTGGATCTAACTTGTTAGTTATCAACAACGCATTTGATGCTGGCGATACTGGCGGTGCTTCTAACCATGTGCTTTCACAAGCAGAGATGAATCATAATCATAAGGTCATGGATAACGGTGGAGGGGGATCGAGATCAATCAGATGCAGTGAAGGGGATGGTCATATATTTAATGACTCGGCAGATTCTGTAGCTATTACATCTGGGGATGGTGGCAAGATGACTATAGATATGTTTACAGACAACAACAGAGGGATTACTGGCGAAACAGTAACACCGCATAACAACTTGCAACCCTACATTACTACTTACATTTGGAAGCGAACAGCTTAATGCCATTTGAAACTGATAAAAGTAACGGCTTTAAATTTGATGCGTCAGAGCTATTAAAGACTGGCGTATACCCTGAAGCCTTTGATCGCAGAATACCTTTCTGGGAGACTGTAGACGGTGTTCAGTACACCGAGTTCGGTATGCGTAGAAAAGCAGGCCGAGAAGAAAAGCATGACTTTACAGCTGAAGGGTCTGGTACTGACATTCGTGGACTGATAGCAACTAAAGAGTTTAACGACAAAGTTGCTTATGTAGGCGATTTAAATAGAATTTATTCTTACAGGCTTTCACCTTCTGCATCTGGCGCTGTAATTGACACTGTGGGGACTGGTTATGACTTAATAAAGCAGCAAGAAGCTACTGGTTGGGATGAAGGCGTTAACTTTGATGACATACGAATTTCTTCTGCAACAATATCAGGCGGTCTTTGTGAAGTTACCACATCAACTGCACACGGTCTTGTTGCTGGATCATTAATTAATGTAGTAGGGCTTACAGACTCTACTGGAGCAAATGTTGGCGGTGATAACATTGTAGCTGTAAATGATCTCGTTGTAGTAATGTCGCCAAACAAGTTTAAGTTTTCTACTACATCAACTGGAACTGTAACTATTGCTGGAAGCCCTCCTAGTGCAAGTGCTTATGTTGAGTTTACTGAAACTGCTTGGCTAGATTCTTTTACAGTATCTTCTGGCCCTTTTTCATTTACATATTTTTCGCCAACCTTGTGGGATGAAGGCGTTAACGAAGCCGACCAGTGGGATTTTGAGACATACGGATCATTTGTGGTAGGGGCTAAAGGATCAACTCAACCAGTAATCAAAAAGAATAACGTCAACTTTAACTTATTTCACAATGATCAAATTAGCGGAGTTAATATAACAAGCCCTGGAACAGCTAATTATGCAGTGGGAGATGTATTAACTCAAAACGGGTCGCCAAGTGCAGGTAGCGGATCAGGTTTAGAAGCGACTGTTACCGAAGTCAGCTCTGGCAAAGTTACAGCGATTGAGGTTACAAACTTTGGGTCTGGTTACACAAGCACTGGCGCTGTTTTAACTATGAACATACCCGGAGGGTCGCCAACAAGGTCTGGTGCAGTTACTTTAACAATACAAATACCTGATATAGATTATGACTCAGTACAAGCATTTCACAAGCAAGGACCGCATCTTTTAGCATTTAATTACTCTAAAGGATCTACTACATACGAAACAAGTTTTTCTTGGTGCAGTGCTGATGATTTAGATGTTTGGGTGGCAGGCCCAACAAATACTGCTGGTGAGCTTTTAATAAGAGAAGCTAACACGCCTATCAAGTGCGTAGCGCAGCTAGGTAACTCTTTAGCTGTTTACACAGAAAATCAAATGTTTTTGGTGTCTTATGTTGGGCTACCAAATATATTTGGATATAGGGTTGCTTTAGAAAATGGAGTCGGAGCTGTATCTCCTAACTCTGTAGTTCCTGTTGGCCGTAAAAATTACGGACTTTGCAGAGATGGATTTTTTGTTACTGACGGCGCTTCTGTGCAACTTATTGGCCGTCAAAGTGGCATGAATGAGTATTTTATGGATAACGCTTCAAGTGGCGAACTTGCAAAAGTTTATGCTTTTGATAACTCAAAAGACAATGAAGTAACTTGGGGAATACCAATAAACTCATCTGATATTTCTAAAGAGATATACTACAACTATAAGACAGGACAGTGGGGAATGAGAACATCTAGCGTTACTGCCTATCTTGCTAGAGGTATTTTTAATGAAGCATTGTCGGCGGATGCTGACGGCAAGTTTTATTACGAAGGAACTGTCCCAACTTTAATTAACCAAGGTGTTAGCGCAGAAACTAGAGCGCACGACCTAAATAACGCAGACAAAATTAAAGAAATTAGTGCATTGCGAGTAGGCAAAAAGGGCGCAGGATCACCTACCGTTAGCGTAGGCTTTACATCAACAATAGATGCAACACCCACTTATTTAGATAAAGATACATTTACTGTTGACGATACATTTAAGAGCTTTCCTGTAAGAACCGCTGGACGTTATATACACTTAAAAGTAGAAAGCAGCGGCGCTAGTGATGACTGGGAGCTAACCGATATGGTTATACAGGGTCGGTTTGAGGGTGAGAGATAGATGGCTAATCTGCCAGAGGATTATGACCGGGTAGCGCTTGAGGAAGAGCTAAGGGATCTTCAGCAAAAAATAGACGACATGAAGACGTTTCATTTTTTTATACCATTGCTGATTGCTCCTGTAGAACCTAAAGTAGGTACTGTTGCATACAACGCTGGATCTGGTTCTGCTGGGTTTGGCAGTACAGCAGAAGGTCTTTACAGATATGCAAGCAACGGAGCTTGGCATAAGATAGGTTAAATTAAGAGGAGAGAGGAGATGGATCCAGTCATATCGGATATCAGAAGAGAGTGGACTTGGGTTAAGTACGGCGTTGAAGAGATTATACACAAGTACCCTTGGTTAACGTATAGAGCAGAAGATATATATGCAGCTTGTGTTAACGGACAGGCGATACTCTATACAACCAGTGAGGCATTTGCAGTTTGTACTGTCGAGGTGCATCCTATAACAGCAGAGCAATCCTTTTTAGTGTGGGCTTGTTGGGCAAATGGAAAGGGAAAGAATCTAAATATTATCAAGAATCACTTTGATTTTATTCGTAGAGAGGCAGAAAGATTGGGGTGTGACCGAGTATCGGCTAAGACACCTAATAAAGGGTTAGAAAGAGTTTACACAAGAAGCGGTTGGAGATGTGACATGAGAGACTTCAGCATTGACATAGAAGACACAAAAGAGGTTTAAAATGGGCGGTTCAGCACCATCAGATACAACTCAAACTACTAGACCATTTCCAGCTCAGGAAAGGGCGTTAACTCGTTTATTTGGAATGTCACAAGGCGCATTTGATCAAGGGCCAATGCAGTACTTCCCTGGTCAAACGGTTGCGGCACAGTCACCTAACACTATTGCGGCACAGCAAGCAGCATTAGGTGCGGCGGCTCCTCAAGCTGGTTTAGGTATGGCTGGTGCAAGGTCAGTTGCTGCGGCACTTGATCCTATGTCTGCTCAGTCTCAGGCAGTGATGGATCCTTTTATTTCTAAGCTACAAGGTCAAATATTGCCCGGAATAGGCAGTCAAGCTATCCGTCAGGGTGCATTTGGTGGTAGTCGTCAAGCCTTACAAGAACAACAAGCTGCTGAGGCGACCGCAGGAGCCGCTACACAGGCGATGCTAAGAAACCAACTAGCTGCTATGTCTGCTCTCCCAACAGCACAGAGAGGGCTTCTAGCGCCTTCTCAGACCCTGTCAGCGGTAGGGGCGCAGCAACAAGGCTATGAGCAAGCACTTATTGATGCTCAGAGACAGCGTTTTGCCTTTGAACAACAAGCTCCAGAGACAGCACTTGATCGTCTTGCTAGTCGTATTAGTGGCGTTAACTTGGGTCAAATCAGCACAGCAAGCGGCGGTGGCGGCGGTGGATCAGACCTTGCTTCACTGGCAGGTCTTGGTTTAGCTGGTTACGGGTTGTTTGGCGGCGGTGGCGGCGCTCCCGGTGGCGGCGTACCTGGCGCAACATTTTAATTAAGGGGTAGATTATGGGTGGCGGTGGCGGATCAAAAGCAGCTCCAATTCCTAAAGAGATGACTCAGAAAGAAATTGATGAGGCAATGGAAAAGCTGTTTGGCAAAGGCACAAAGAAAAGCAGAGCCGAGGCAGCATTGCCTGGTATCTTAGCAAGTATAGAACAGCAACGTATGGCTCAGTTACAAAACGTACCCAGCATAGAGGGGATAATAGGCCAGTTAATGCAACAAAATCCTACTGTTAGCTCTTCTGCAATGCCTCAAATGGGCATTCTTGGGACTCTATCTGATTTAGGGTTGCAACAATTATCACAAGATAGAGGTGTATCGTAATGGGTAAAGCCAGAAAACCAGACATAAGTCCTGAGAGTCTTTTTAAAGATGCGGGAATAAGCAAGTCAGATAGAGATTTTTTAAACCAAGAAAGAAATGCTGAGTTAAGAGCTGAAACTTTATCCAAGCTAACAGAAGGAGCAGGCGCAACTCCAAGAGCATTAGCTAGAATTGGATTTGGAAGTGCTGTTAAAATTCTTCCTGGCATAAAAGAGGCAATTAACACAGCCAGAGGCGTTAATTATTTTGGCGATGCAAGACAAAGCCTTATGAGTGCGCCTGAAATACAAAGCATGATCGCCCAGCAGCAAGCATCTACTCTTCAAGGCGTTCCTACATTGGGCGTTTTACCTATGATACAGGGTGGTTTTGGTCAAGCACAAGGCGGATTTGGTCAGCCTCAAGGTGGTGGTGGCTTATTTAACGCTCTAGCAACACAAGGTATGGGTCAAATTAGTCAGGGCCAAACAATGAACCCAACATTATTTAAGGCGAAGGTGTAAAATGGCAGGTGCAGCATTACCATTAATAATAGGCGGTGGTCTTCTTGGCGCTAATGTAGCTAAGAATAAAAATCAAAACCTTTTACAAGGCGCACTACAAGGCGCTTTATTAGGTGGATTAGGTTCTGCTGGTGCAGGATTATTAGCTAAAGCTCCAGCGGCAGTTCCTGTAGTAGAGGCGGGCGCTAGCACAGCAGCTATAAACGCAGGTACAGCAGCAGGTGCTACAGCGGCTCCAGCTTTATCAAACACAGCAGCATTGAACGCAGCAATACAAGGTAAGGGTCTTGGTGCAGCAGGAGCAGCAGCTCAACAAGCATCAATAAACCAAGCATTTCAAGCAGGGTTGGCGAAGTCAGCGGCTCCAGCACTATCAAATCAAGCGGCATTAAATGCGGCGATACAAGGCAAAAGCATTGGAGCAGGAGCGGCGGCGGCCCAGCAAGCATCAATAAATCAGGCATTCCAGGGTGGCCTTGCAAATACAGCGAGTACATCTTTAAGCCCTGGTGCAAAAATTCTAGCAACAGCTAAAGCAAAGCCTATGGAAACAATGATGCTTACAAGCGCTGTAGGTAGCATGATGGGAGGAGGCCAAGGTGGAGGCGGAGTTGTATCTTCTGGTCCTATAACTCAACCCGGTGGCTTTGGCGATGTACCATCTATCGAAGAGTCTATAGGAATGGATAGCGGTCCTAGGTTTGTATCTAAAGGCTTATTTGATGAGTCAAAGCGGTCTATGGAAGAAGAAGAGATGGCTTTAATGTACCAGAAACTATCAGAGGCAGGATTAGTATAAGATGGCAAGTTATTTAGATCAGTTAATT